CACTGGTAAAAAAGGTTATAGGTATTTTTATATAGATCAAGAGACTCAAGATTGGACTCCAATACCTGATAATCATCCTTTTTATCAAATAAAAAGAGGAACAAGAGAACAACTTATAAAGCGGAAATCTAACGAAAAAAATAATCCATGGATTGGAAATGCATCGATCGTAAATATAAATGGAAAAAATAAAAGTGACGGGACTGCAGAATACGATTTAAAAACTAATGGTTGGAACATTAAGGATTATCCTGCAGGACAAGGAGATATGGAAGGGAAGCCACTTACAGGATTAACACTACAAAGTGTTTGGAATCAACTAGGTGTAGGCATTGGTGGAACTACTAAAACTTTAGATATCAAAAAAAATAAACTTACCGGACAGCATGGCAAAATTAATAGTTATTTTACTGGAGCGTCAGGTGGTTATGCACAGACAACTAGAAAAGATGCATCTAAATCAGCATTAAATAAATTATTTGTTGCAGGAGGAGTTGCGGCAATGGATAAATTAGGTATGTATGGTAACCCTAATACTCAAAGACAAATAGCACTTGATCCTGAACTTAAAAACATATTAGATAAACAAGTTAATCTTGGCCTAGGCCCATTATTGCTACAATACTTAAAGAAAGTAGATGTAATTTTACGAAACTCAAAGGTAAAAATGCAACAAGTTGCTCAAGAATCTATTTCTGAAGCACCTAAACAAGATTTCATACCATCAGATAAAGAGTATGACGACGATTTTATACCTATGCCGGATGAAGAGACTGAAGCACCAGAGAAATCACAAATAGAAAAAGAACAAAACGAAATTGCGGCTCAGGCTCTAAAACAAATAAATGATGAACTAGATGCTATTGCTAGAAGCGGATGGAAAGATGCCGCTGGAAACTCAATTGGTGTTAATAGTGAAGACACGATTGTGCTGTGGAAATCAATAGTTGATAAAGGACAATATGTGCCTGCAGTTAGATATCTTTCTAAAGTAGTTCCACAGTATAACCAAAGAGCAATGGACTTAGCGGCACTTAGTAAAGCAGACTATTTTGCAGATAAAGAAATTAGAGACGAATTTCTACAAAAACTTAGTCCGGAAGAATTTGACGATTATAAAAAATTAACAAAACCACAAGCAGATAAAAAATATGGCGAAAAGTTAGGTGATATTAAAAGTTTTCAGAAATGGAAAGCAGAAAAAATTGGCGACAATACATTACCAAGAGATCGACAATATAAGTTTTATAATCCAAAATATGATGATAAGGAGCCTGGTGATAGAGCATTCCGACCAAACAAAGATCAAAAACAACAACAGCAACAAACTGATGATGCCTTTAAGGCGAACTTTCAGAATAAATTAGATTATGCTAAAGCAAAAAAATTCGACCAAGAACAATTTCGCCCAAGCGATGGAGATCAAATGGATCAAGCACCTTTTCCATCATTTAATGATTGGATAAAGTTAGCCTCAGTTGATTTGAATCCAGGTTCAACAGTTAATTTTATATCTAAGCATGAAACATCAAAAGGCAAAAGAATTACAGCAATAGTTCAGCCTAAACCAACAAACTGGAATTATGGTATTGGTTTTGAATATGTAAAATCTATAAAAACTAAAGACAATCCTAATCCTGGCCCTAATCCTTATCCTATTGCAAAGCATAGGTTTACCAAATGAGAATCAATGAAGTATTAAAATTTTCAATACAGAAAATTATATGCGAAGCAGATGGTAAAAACACTCATCTCGAGCATCTCGAAGATCATATTTTTAATCAGGGACACAAAGGAGCCAAAGAAGCAGTAAATTATCTATACAGTTTACATGAAATGCTGGAAGGAAATACAGATGCACCAGTATCAATGACAACTAAATGGGATGGTGCTCCGGCAATTATTGCAGGTAGAGATCCAGCAACTGGTAAATTTTTTGTGGGCACCAAAGGTGTGTTTGCAAAAAATCCTAAAATGAATTTTACAGATCAAGATATAGAAGAAAATCATCCTGCAGAAGGATTACAACAAAAACTTAAAGTTGCACTAAAATACTTAAAAGGACTTAACTGGAATACAGTTGCACAAGGCGACATGTTGTTTACTAAAGAAGATATACAAGAAACAACTATAGACGGCGAGCAAGTTTTGGTATTTAAGCCTAACACTATTGTATATGCAACACCAACAGATTCAGAACTAGCAAGTAAGATTAAAAGTGCTGAAATAGGAATTGTGTGGCATACCGAGTATATAGGTGGTCCAACACTTGCAGATGTTAGAGCAAAATTTGGTTTTGATAGTAGTGTTTTAGGAAATACTCCCAAGGTCTGGCACAGAGATGCAATTATACAAGATCTAAGTGGCACAGTTACATTTACAAAAGAAGAAAGTAACAATGTAATGAGTGCTATTAGTGATGCAGATTCTTATCTAAAGAAGATAGATGCTAACACATTTAAGTGGTTAGATCAAGGCAATGATTTAATAGGCAAAGATTTTTTACAACAACTTAAAGCACATGTCAATAATAATATTAGAGCAGGTGCATTTGATGAACCTACAAAATTTGCACAAAATTTTGTGCAAAAATACACAGACTTTATGCAAAAGAAAATAGATGGCTACAAAACTCAAAAAAAACAAGATGAAGCAACAGAACTTTTAGTTAAAGGTGTTAGGTTTATTAAAGAAAATGCAATTCAAGTTGTTGCTGTATATGATTTATATTTGAAACTAATAGAAGCAAAAGTAAGAATTATTAAAAAGTTAGAACAAATTAGCCAAATTCCAACATTCAAAGAAACTGAAAACGGATATGAAGTAACAGGCGAAGAAGGATTTGTTGCTGTAGATAGAAATGGTAACGCAGTTAAATTAGTAGACAGACTAGAGTTTAGTAGACTAAACTTTGGCACAGGAGCACCTGGAAAATAATGGACTTACAATTAATAAATCAAGAAATATCAGAAGCAAGATTGTATAGAACAACCAATGGTTTTAAAAATCTAACAGGTCGCGACATAGCAAATCTTTTATATTTACATACATTGTCCTTATATATGATGTTACAAGACGACAGCAGTGAAGATTATGCAGTTGGATATGCAAAGCAAACAACACAATACGGTTACTTCTCATTAATGAGAACACATGGAACTGATATTTATATGTTAGCATACGCATCTAAGAATCCAGACAACAGGTATATTTCATTTAAGAATAATAGACAAAGCAGAAAGTTTCTAAATAAATTAAGGTTTAATGAACGACAGTTTCATGCCTTTATATCAAAAATGGGTAGACGTGCAGATAAAAGAAATGAAGCACTATCTTTCTTTATGCGATTAGAAAATCAATTGAAAATTACAGATTCTAGATATAAAAGTTATAGACGAATGGTGCTAAGTTGGGGCAAATTAAGATATAGTTCGAAACAATTAGTAGTAACAAAACTTACCCAAGAAATTAGACGTTTAGGAAGAGGAAGCGAACTAATGACTCCTATGAGTAATATGGTTAAAGATCGTGGATTAAAAGTTTCTTCAGACTATAAAGAACCTAGAACTAGTTTAACTAGAAGAGTTGCAACAGCGGCCGCTGGTGCAGTAGTAGGAAGGTATGCAGGAAAGAAAATTGCACAGAAGACAGGAGCCAATGTTGATAAATATAAGAAAGCAGGAACAGGAATCGGTGCAATAGCAGGTTACTGGGCAGGTGGACGTAATAAGCAATGAAAATAAAAGATTTTATAACAGAAAATACACTAGACTCAGTAAAGGCTGACTCAAGTAAAGTTGCAGACTTAGTTAGGTCAGGGCAAGATATCAATTTGGCTGTAGATACATATAGAAATATTCATAGTGGACAATTAGATTATGACGCGGCTTTTTCTAAAGCATCTCAATCTAGATCAGGCTCTAACGAGCCTAGTTCAGTAGGCAATACCGCCGCTATGAATAAGAAAGAAATAGATGCCCTAGTTAGTAAGCAAGTTCAAGATAAATTAAATAAAAACGCCAATGCTAAAAAAGGATTAGGCGGTGAAATACAAAAAGTAAAAGTTGAACCTTCGAGAAGTGAAGAAATGCCAGGTCAATATGTTACAGATCCAAAAACAGGTGCTTTAGTTCCTTCTAAACGTGCTTTTAGAGGCAATCAATACACAGGAGGAATACCAGGTCCTTCTAAAGCAATTCAGAAAGCAAAAGACATTATAGATGATCCTTTATCTTTTATTACTAATCCTTTAGGTGCAACTGATACAGACGATGCTATAACTAAAGGCTCAGACCTTGGCAGAAGACTATTTACACCCAGAACGGGAATTAAGAAGAGCTCTAAATTATCTATCCGGTCTCCGCAGTAAACTCCAAAATTTAAGACTATTATTTTATTATTTTTGATAAATAAATGTAATAGAGTGTTTTAACGAACACAAAAAAGGAGATTAAAATGGCACAATCAAAAGGAAATGGAGCCGGTGTTGCCCAGTTTGTAACTGGAACATTAGTTTCAAATCATAATTTACAATCAGTCCTAATTGACACAGGTGCAGACCTGCAAACAGAAGATGATGCAACAAGAGAAGCAGTAGAAAGAGCATTAGGTTTTATACAACCACTTATGTATATTATACCATCAGCAAGTAATGGTGAAATACATGCTATAGTTGATGCAAGTCAATTTGACGCGGCATCTTTACAGATACAAATCAGAGGAATTGGCACTGACGATGTAAACAGTTATAACTTTGCAACTGCAACTGTAACAGCAGGAACAGGAATGGTTATTAGTTAATTTTAAATTAATTTAAGAAAAATGGCGGTTTTAACTGCCATTTTTTTTGGGTTTTTAGATAAATATTATTAACAACGCATCATTAGACACTTCGGTGAAGAATTTAATGATCAAAAAGGAGATTAAAAATGGCACAAACGGATAGAAGAGCGGCAGCGGCTGGTGAGTTTATTGGTAAAGATGTATTTTTGAAAAGTTTTCAACAACAATCAGGAAACATTTCAGCAACACAATTAACAGCATTAGTTAGTTCAGTTCAAAATTTAAACCTTTCAGTATTAAAACTTGGCGCAGTTAGTGGCGACACAGTTAATATGATTGTAGAAGGTGCAGACAATTTAGCAAACGGTGACATAGCGGCACACGTTATTGCTGACGTATCGTTCTAAGTTTTTATAACTTAATTTAAAAGCACTCTTCGGAGTGCTTTTTTTTGGCCCTATGGTCGACAACTTCTGATAAATAGTGTAATATACAGGAGACACACATGAGTTTAACAAGAAGTGGCGCAATGGGTAGTTCTGAAGTTGTTTCAGGCAACATAGAATTTTATTCATTGTTTACAACGTTAGACATTACACAAACAGGCGATTACAGCGACAACAGTCAAAAAGATTTTGAAAGTGTTGTTCAATGTATAGGCTTAAGAGCAATGCCTGTTGTGATGAATGAACCCGTAGAACTTAGCGGTTCTGGAGCATTTGTTTTAGAAAATTATGGAGCACCAACATTATCAGGAGCAGGTTGGATATTTAAATTTGCTTTTGAAAGAGAAGGAGTGCATACTATAACTACTTTGACAGATGAATTAAACGGAATAGTATTGAATAGTGGAACAATTGATACTAAAATTTCAGTAAATATGGAATTTACTAAACAAGATTTATTATAAGAGATAAACGATGCCAAGAAAATCAGAACCAGATAAAAACATAAAACCTTATGTTGAGTCAGGTAATATAGAAGCACATATTATTGCTGACATGCTAAGAATAGAAAGCATTACAGCAGAGTTACGAGAGTTTAAAGAAACAACAAAAAGCAGATTGGACAAATTAGAAAGTTGGATAATTGCTATTGTTGGATTAACATTTACTTCGTTGGTTAGTATTATAATAGGCATAGTAATTAATTTAATATGATTTTAGAAGAAATAACAAAAGATATAATAGTCGAAAACAGAATGGTCTGGCGTAAGATGGGTAACAAAGTTGTCCGTGCTGTTCGATGCACATCTGGCAGACGTAAAGGTCGTGTTGTTTCTAAATCGCAACAATGTAGTGCGCCTATTAATATGAAAAAGCGAATGACAATCAAAAAGACAAGAGCAAAAATGGGCGGAAGAATTGCCAGAAAAGCACAAAGAACTAAACGTATGAATCCTGCTAGTCGAAGAGTAAGATCATTGAATAAGAGAAGATAAATGAAGTTTACTGAAGTAAAAACATTAGAACATTTATTGAAAGAATACGGAATGTCTAGTTCTGGTTCTCCAACACCTTCCGGGCAACAGCAGTCTGGTAATTTTATAAAAAAAGTTGCAGGAGATATAGCCAAAAAAGTTGGAGCAAAAGCAAGTTCGGTTGGGCAATCAATGACACAGGCAATAAAAGGAGCAGACAGCAAAACAACTCAAAGGATAAAAAGTATAGTTCCTCAAAGAGGAGGCAAGATCTCTGCAAGTCCTACAATAGGAGGTCAGAAAAACACTCCAGATTCTGTAATTAAAACAAAAGCAGGAGAAGTAGAAGCAGGTGCAGACATATATGATCAGTATGGTAATTATACAGGCAAAATTGATTCTCCATTAGGAGATAATAAAGCCGGTGGCCCTGAAAAAATAGCAATATTAAACAAACAAAACGATTATGAAATTATAGATCCTAATGATGACTTATTTGTATCAAATCCACAAGCAAACGAAGGGAAACTATCTAAATTAGCCAAACGCAAAAGTAAACATTCAAGAATAAAAACACTTAGAGGTAAAATTAAAAAATTATCTAAAAAGAGATTAAAAGAAGCAGATCCTAAATTATTTGAAATAAATTTTAACAGACAAAATTTAGCAAGACAAAGTTTAGACGCACCTGTGAAATGCGGTTTTGAAGCAGAAACATTTTTCTATAATCTAGATAGTAGAGGTTCTACTGACCATGTAGACAACATGAGCATCAGTGACGTTGAAAACGAATACGGTGACTTACCAGACCAAGCATATGAAGATTATCAAGATTGGTTATACACTAAAGGGCAAGAAGAATACTTAGACGACTTAGTAAGTGACAAAGTCCAAGAAGTCAAAGAAGATGAAGAATATCTAAATGAATTCATAGATAGTAGTGCAGGACCAAGTTCAGAAGCAATCGAAGTATACAAAAAAGATTTCGAAGAAAACGATCCAAAAGAATACGAAAACCGTGAGGAAGATGGTTGGGACTATATGAACTGGGTCAGAGAATATGTAGAAGAAGAATACGAAGACGAATATTTAGAATGGCTTGACCGTGCAGTCAGAGAAGAACACGACTTTGACGATGATGCCAGAGAACTTGCTGAAGGTGATTACAGTATGGAAGACTGGATATATGACAACTATAGTTATATGAGCAGTTTCCTTGAAGACTATGGGTATGATTATTCTATTTCAGGCTCACTTGACGAAGTAGCAGATGCACTTTATGACTGGATTAAGAAAGAAAGCGAATTTAAAGTTTATCCGGAAACAGGTGACTATGGCGAGACCTCTGGCTACGGCAACTGGGCAGTAGAAAACGATCAAAGCATTGACGCAGACCAAGGTGCTGGAGCAGAATTAATATCACCAGTATTTGATTCACCAAAAGCAATGCTCAAAGAAATGAAGAGTCTATTTGACTGGAGTGAAGAAAACTTTGGCACAAATAGGTCAACAGGTTTACACGTTACAATGAGTTGGCAGGGTAAAAATCCTGATACAGTGACAACGAAAGATGAAGACGACGAATTTTTTGGAACTTCCTCAACAGGACCAAACAAATTAAAGATGGCACTACTGTTAGGTGATGAATACTTACTTGCAGAGTTTGGCAGACTTAAAAACACTTATACTAAAAGCCAATATCGAAATATATTAAAATATGCAGAAGGTATGAAACGTGGAGATGCAAAAAGTTTTGAAGATTTAGAACGTGTGCTAACTAAAGGCATAGACTCTGGTAAGTTTAACAGTATACATTTTAAAGGCGATCATGACAGTGATAGTGGTAACGAACTCATAGAGTTTAGAATAGCAGGCGGCACTGATTACAATACAATGTATGAGAAAGTTGTTAAAGCATGTGTAAGATATGCTACAGTAATGACAGCAGGCTATAAAAAAGATGCTTTTAGGCAAGACTATATAAATGCATTATTCAGACTTGTTAGAAAATCACAAGAAATAGATCCTAAAAAATTAAAAGATCTAGAAGTAGTTAATCACGAAGTAATAGACTCTGCAAAAAGTATTGTGGGCAAAAAGGATTACTTTGAAGTTATTAAATTGTTAAGTGCCAGTGTTGAATATTTACAAGGCTATAAAAAACTAAGTGATCCTGATGCAGACAAACAATGGAAACAGAGCATAAAGGATTACGAGAAGGGCACTGGAAGTAAAGTAGAGATAGAAGAAGCAGAAGAAAGAGAACCAATACAGGGTTATATCAAACCCAACAGTATGGCACCAAGCAAAAGGGCGGCTGGTGAATTAGACAAAGCACAAGAAAGATTTGGTTCAGCAATAACATTATTGGCAAGAGACATAGCAGATGGCAATAACAGAGCACCTGTTACTGCTAAGAACATTGGTGCATTTAGAAAGTTTGCTAAAGAATTGCAACTAAACAATGATACTGTAGAAAAACTGGCTTTTACAGGTATGAAAGATTTTATGAATAGTGGCACTGATAAAGAAAATGTAACAAGGTTACAAAAAGGTATAAATGCTTTATTCAGGCAAGAAATAATTAAGAAACCTGATTATTTGGCAATTAAAGACGTTGACAAAATTGGTAGTAAACTATGGCAGTTCTATCAATCAGATGATGCTAAAGATAATGTTAAAAGAGACCAACTTGCAGACTTACTGGTTAATTTAAATCCCTCAAACAACAAAATAGACGTCGACGATGTATTAAAAGAATTATCGCACGAAAGATCACTGAATGGATTTATTGCTAAGTTAAAAGGCAGTGGCTGGAGCACAAGAACAGCATTGTTAAAGCACAACGGTATAACATCTAAAGGTTCAGCACAGGAACTATTAAAATTCTTAGAGCCATATGATGGTTATAAACATCCTACAAGTCCAGACCATCACGTAAATATCAAAAGTGATGACAAGTATTATGAAGTATTCACTATGGCTTTGACGCAGAGATTAAGAGCCAGATTGGACCATTTAAAAGACTTAGAAACTGAAGACAAAGAAAAATATATGACTGTTGCTAAACAGGTAAGCAAATTAGGAATGGAATTATTAGAAGGCTTAAAGCCTAGACCAGATCTTTGGGATGAAGAAAATGGTTACAGAAGAGGAAGCGATGGCCCAATACATTTGGCTTCACACGATTCCTTAGAACGTTGGAACGATGTAATGGACAGACTTGTAAAAATGGATGATGAAATCGGTAAAGACGAATCAACATATAATTTCTCTAGGGCATTCGACGATTATGTTGTAAGTAGCCTAAACATAAGTAGATACTTTAGTTGGAAAGAAAACAATGGGCCAGAACAATCATATGAGCTGAAAGAATTACATAAAGAAAGATTTGCGGCAATAAAAAAATTCTTATCAGCATTTGATAAAATATTCCAGAAAGAAGGATTTGTAAATTTAAAACAAGAAATACAAGCCAAAAACACTTTGGATAGACGTAATAGAGACTTTGAAAAGAATGTCAGAGACAACGCAAAAGCAAAACTAAATATACCAAGTCACAGTTGGGTGTATATAGACAAAGACTTTTTTGACACTATTACTGATGAAAATTATGGTGACAGAGCGGCATATTTAGATAATCATATAGAACATTTTAATGACAAAGTAAACCAATCTAAAGTTTATGTTATACCTTCCAGTCACTGGAGTGATGCCGTAGATGCCACAAACGGTTTAGAACTTATAGATACATTTGAAAAAAATAAAAACTATT